GGGGAAGACCTTTCAACGACATCCGACATTGTAACCGATGCATTGACAGCTTTTGGGCTGTCGGCGGCGGATTCCGGGCATTTTGCAGACGTACTGGCACAGGCTTCGGCAAGTGCCAACACCAATGTATCCATGCTTGGTGAGTCCTTTAAATATGTTGCGCCGGTGGCAGGGGCAATGAAATATTCCGTGGAAGATGTTTCGCTGGCACTTGGGCTGATGGCAAATTCCAGCGTGAAAGGCTCCATGGCGGGCACATCATTAAAAACGTCACTTGCCAGAATGGCATCTCCGACGAAGAACATGTATGCCGCCATGAAAAAGTACAATATCAGCCTGGAAGACGGCCATGGGAAAATGAAAACATTAAAGGGCGTCATGGACAGCCTCAGGAAAGAGCTTGGCGGTCTGTCCGAAGCAGAGCAGACGGCAGCTGCCAGCACAATTTTTGGCAAGGAAGCCATGGCAGGCATGCTTTCTATTATCAATGCCAGTGAGAAAGATTATAAAAATCTTACAAAGGCTGTCAATAATGCAGACGGGGCATCAAAAAATATGGCAGATACCATGCTTGACAACTTGGAAGGTTCCATTACCCTGCTCCAGAGTGCGGTTGACGGCGTAAAAATTTCGCTTGGCAAACGTCTGTCCCCATATGTGAGGGGTACAGCTGACTGGCTGACAGAAATGATGCCGGAGGTGGAAGCATCGTTAGATGGGCTGATGGATTTTGTAGACCGTAAAATAAGCAAAATGCAAGACAGATTCCATGAAATTTCCTCAACTGCTGATTGGCAGGATGCTGATTTCTTAGGAAAAGTAAAAATAGCATGGGATGAATTTATTACAGAGCCATTTGCAGAATGGTGGAATTCTACCGGGAAAGCAAAGATTGCAGATGCCATGGGTGATTTTGGCAGCCTGCTTGGTACTGGTTTCCATGCAGGGATTATGACGCTGCTTGGTTTTGATGTTTCTGATACCCTGAATGAAGGCGCAAGCATTGGTGCAGCTTTTGCCAAAGGCTTCTCTGACGGTTTTGACTTTAAAGAAATCAGTAAGAAGCTGTGGGAAGGCCTGGGAAACATGGCCAAGAATGCAGGAAAGCTCCTGCCGGGAGGCCAGCAGGCAGATTTGTCCTCCCTTTTTTCGGCAGTTATGCTTGCTAAGATAGCAAAACCGTTTTTGGGCTTCGGTTCCGGGATCATGAAAGCAGGAAATGCAGTTTTTGGAAGACAGGAAGACCTTGGAGGGATTTCACTGTTCCATAAGATGATGGGCTCCACAGGTAATGCAATGGTTGGTGGAAGCGGCCTGCTTGGCAGGATGGCGGATGCGGGGTATGCATTATCCAATACCTCCCAAGCCGGGCTCTATTTTGGAACTACGGCAGGGAGTATGTCTGGAGGGGCCGCCGCTGCTCTTGGTGGTGCATCTATTGCAGGCGGGGTGTTTGGTGCTGCAGGGCTTATCCATGGAGGGATGGATATTTACACAGCTGCACACACAGATGATTCAGAAAAAGCCAAAGCTTATAGAAAAGCCGGGGCAGTTGAAATTGCCGGGACCGGGGCAGGTGCTTTAGCAGGTGCGGCTACAGGTGCTGCACTTGGCTCTGTTATCCCTGTAGCAGGGACAGCAGCGGGCGCACTGATAGGGGCAGGCGTTGGTGCAGTGGGCAGCTGGATTGCCGGAAATAAAATAAAGGAAGATTATGAGGAAGAGGCACTGGAGAGGAACAAGGCACTGGAAAACCAGCAGAAAGCCTATGCCGTGCTTGGCAGGGACATTGACGATGTCAGGTTTAAATCCAAAAAACTGAATGATGCGATGCATGACGCAGAAGTCAGCACAGAGGAGTTTGCCGTAATGTACCAGGAGGAAGTTGCAGGGAATTTAAAATCCCATTTTGGTGATGTATCACTCAGCCTAGAAGAAATTAAAAAGACAGCAGACAGTGTTGTATTCGGAAAGCAGAAAGGGAAATTTGAGGAATATGCACAGGCAGCCGATAATACGGCCTCTTCCCTTGATGCGCTGGACAGGAGCATTACAGAGTTGAACAGGCAGAACTGGAGGGCAGGGCTTGGCACAAAGATGGATGACACGGAAGCTGTCAATTATCAGTCTGCCATGGATGAATTTGCGGAAAATGCAAAGGCATATCTTGCCAACAGCCATTACGAAGCAACATTAAGTGTAGATTTGCTTTTTGGGAAGAAAGGCAGCAAAGGCATTACGGATGGGTTTGACAAGACTTATACCGGCATAGAACAGAGCCTTGAAAAACTCAGTAATAAATTGTCTAAAAAGGTTGAAAAAGCTCTGGAAGATGGTGTTATCAATGCCAAAGAGCAAAAAGCAATTACTAAGCTGCAGAAAAAGATTACCAATTTTACCGATAAGGTGTCCGAGGCCAGAGGAAAGGCTTCCAGGGATGCGCTGAAAGCGAAATACAGCAACGGGGACCTTGACTATGCTTCTTTTGAATCCTTACAGCAGGAGCTTGCTGCTGATTCGCAGCAGAAGGCACAGGAATATTATGATGCAATGGTAGAAAGTTATGCCGCTTTAGAGCTGCAGAAAGGCAGCATGTCAAATAAGAAGTACCAGAAAAGGCATGATGAAATTTCAGAAAGGTACCAGAAGCAGACCAGTGCGCTGGGGAATAAGGATATCGGTTTCCAGCTTGATTTCCTGAAAGAAAATTACAGCAAAGAACTGGAAGGTATTCTTCCAGACCTGAAAGGTACAATACAGGACAGGCTAAAAGAGGCAATGGCAGAGGCATTTGTGGTTGAGCCGGATGCAGCAAAATGGGATTCCGCAGACATGGCCAGATGGTTCGGGCTGGAAGGGATTGAAAACGGCGCACAGGATGCAATTACTACTGTGTTGAAACAAATTGCTGAATCTGTACCGGAAGAGGCAAAAGAAATCATGACTGATAAATTTAAAAATGGCATACTTGAGGCCGGAATACCGACCGGGAAGGAAATCCTGGAACAAACAGGAGACATGGGATTTGCAGAATTTAATGATTTTATGACTTCGCATGTAGATGCAGCGCTGGAACAGGCAGAAAAAGGGACTGCCGGCACAGCAAAAAACACCGGCGGCAGTGTTGGGGATAATGTTATAACCGGTGCGCAGGAAAGCATCACAAAAGGTTCCGGGATAATAAGAGGTGCAATGGAAAGCAGCGTTGCAGCTGCAGCGGTAGTGCCGTTTTCACCGAATGTGCAGATTACACCGAATTATACTATTATACCGCCTTCCATGGAACGGCTTTTTGAAGGATGGAACAAAAATATGGGTAGTGCCAGAGGTTCCGGGAAAGGAAGCAGCGGCAAAAAAATAGGGAAGAATGCGGCGGGCGGATATGTTTCAAACAAGCAGCTGTCATGGCTTGCAGAGGAAGGGTATGGTGAGTTTGTCATCCCGACCAACCCAAGCAGGAGGGGCAGGGCATTGGAACTGTATGAGCAGGCAGGCCGGATGCTTGGTGTCGGGGAACATGCCAACGGCGGGTTTGTCACACCGCATGGGGATATTGAATTAGCCTCATATATGGCCGGAAGCGGTCCAGGCTATTATTTTCCTGATGAAACGCAAAAAGGCTTCCCTTCCGGCAGTAATGAAGCCGCAGGGGCATATTATTATGACAGCCAGGAACCATTCTATCCGTCTGCCGGCCCTGAAAACAGCAGTCCTGAGAATAACCAATCTGTCCAGATTAACATACAGTTAAGCCCTGAATTTGTAATCAACAACACAGACGGACAGGGTGGTGGAGATACGGCTGCCGTTATCAAAGGGTATATCATGGAAATGGCTGATGATTTATCGGATGAAATTGCAGGGCGGTTAGCAGATATACTTTCTAACATGCCGGTAAAGGAGGCGTAAAATGCAGATTTCATTGAAACCGGCAGAAGGGGGAAAATTTGTTTTTTCCCTCCTGCCGGAAAAAGTAAATGTAAAATATGCTGCTAATTACCAGAGTTTCAGCATTATAAGGAAAGGGGATGTAAAGGTACCAAAAGGGCAGGAGGTCACAGAGATAAGCTGGGACGGCGAATTTTTTGGAAAAGCAAAAAAGAAGTCCGCAGGGGTAAATACCAAAAAGTGGCAGAGCCCAAATGCCTGTGTGCGAATCCTCAGGAACTGGATGAACAAGGGGACAGAGCTGACGCTTATCATCTCCGGCACATGGATTAACCTGGATGTGACAATTTCCTCTTTTACAGCAACGCCCCATGGTGCGTATGGGGATGTGTCTTACTCTGTCACTTTTGCAAAAGTCCGGGATTTAAAAATTTATACGGTAAAAGAATCCAAGGCCGGGAGCAAGAAAAAAGCAAAAACAAGGGCGAAGAAAAAAAGCAGCAGTTCCCAAAATGGAACATCATACTATATAGTCAGGAAAGGGGACACATTATACAAAATAGCAGCAAAAAAAGGATGTACATGGCAGAAGCTTTATGAAAAAAACAAAACAGTGATAGAAAAAGCAGCAAAAAAGCATGGGAAAAAAAGTTCTGACCACGGTCATTGGATCTGGCCGGGAACAAAGCTCATAATCCCTTAGGAGACACGGCATGGTTGATATGGCTACGGTAAGATACAAGGTTATTGCCATTGACGGCAAAAAAAATAAATATAACATTACAGATTTTTTGGAGGACCTGGCATGGGAAGAGGGAAAAGGGGAAATCTCCATGCGGATATCATTTGCGATAAGGAACGGGGTGGAAGAAGGAACCCATTTTAAAGATGTGGTAAAGCCCGGCACCGTTATTAGGGTTTTTGCCAGGCACGGCTCCGGAAAGTATGTGCAGGTAGCCGGCGGGACAGTCATGGTAAAGAACCACGTCTTCCAGAGCAGGCTGCATGACCATAAGTATACATGTTATGACGGGCTGTACAATCTCCAGAAGAGCCAGGATAACTTTTATTTTAAATCCGGTACCGGGACAAAAGCCAGGATAAAAAATGTCCTTGGGAAGTGGAAAATCCCCATTGGCAGATATGAAGGCCCGGATAAAAAACACGGTAAAAAGAAATACCAGAATAAATACCTTTCTGACATCATCATGGACATACTGGACGATGCAGAAAAGAAAGGCGGGAAAAGATGCCTCCTGCGTATGTCTGCAGAAAAAGCAGAGGTGGTTCCTTTTGGTGGGAATAATGATATTTATATGTTTCTCAGCAAATGTGCAACAGCGGCAGAACGCAGTTATGACATATCTGATGTCATTACCAGGGTCAGGATTGTCGGGACATCAAAGGATGGCAAGAAAAGCAAGGCAGAAGCCACCCTGGATGGGGTAACAAAGTATGGTATCCGGCAGAAGATATATGCCAGGGGTTCCGATGAATCGGCTGCGGACGCAAAAAAGGCGGCACAGGAAATACTCAATGAATCCGGCCACATGAAAAAAGGAGCCACTGTGCGGAGCCCGGATGTACCATATATCCGCAAAGGGGACATGGTCCGGGTGGATATCGGGGTAGTGTCCGGGTATTATTATGTCCTTGGCATCCAGCATGATGCAGGGACATCCAGCATGACGATGGAACTGGAACCTGCAGACAAAAATAAGGTATCAAAAGACAAGGTATCTGTATCAAAATCCTATAAAGCTGGTGACGTGGTCGATTTCCAAGGAGGGAAACATTATGTTTCTTCTACCGGTTCCAAAAGTTATCTGGCAAAAGCAGGAAAAGCCAAAATAACCCAGAAGAATAGTTCCGGCAAACATCCATACCATTTAATCCATACAAACAGCAAGAGTAATGTTTATGGCTGGGTTGACAGCGGCACATTCCGTTAGGAGGTGGTATTTTGGAGCAGAGACAGGGAATCAGTAACCTGGCAGCGGTAATTGACGGGCGCATGAAAAGGCATACAGTAACAACACCTGTTATAGATTTTGGGACTGTAAAAAAGAATGGATGTCTTGTGCCGGATTCTTTTCCGGAAACAATTGACAGGGGAGATTATTCTGTGCTGGAAAGGTTCCGGCATGACGGCAGTGAAACCAGGGTATTGATTGCATGGGTGGAAAACCAGGCTGTTATTATTGATAAGCTTGCCGGACAGGGGGATGGAAAAAATGGATGAAGGGATTTTTCAGTCTTTTGATGAAGCAGAGGATGAATACACTCAGGAAGCAGAAGAATATGACATGGATTACAAGCCAAGCGTCCGGTGGGACACGGCGCTTGGGGATTTTGCCAGGGACAGTTCCGGCCGCCTGGTGCAGTGTGACGGGCGGGAAGCATACCTGCTCTGGTGCTATAAGGCAGTCCAGACAGAAAGGGACAGCTGCCTGGCATATATGGAAGAGATTTCGGGGGCTGACCTTGGCGTGGAAATGGAGGGCATACCACAGGAAGAGGACCATGAAACAGCAGAATCCATCCTGGAGCGCACCATTACAGAGGCACTGGAAGTAAACCCGCGCACAGAATCGGTCGGGAATTTTGTATTTACATGGGATGGCGACGACGTACACTGCCAATTTGAAGTGCAGGGCGTCAATTGGGATGAAACGATAACGATAAAATTTTAGGGAGGAGGCGGCGCACCATGGCACAGCCGGAATTTACTGCCCCGGACTTTGTGGCTGACAATACGCCGGAAGATATCCATGAAAGGATGATGGCAAATCTTCCATATGATATTGATAATATGGCGGGAGGGTTCCCGTATGACTTTACAATGCCTTCCGCAATTGAAAAAGCAGAGCTGATAGGGTTCCATTTAGTCCGGGCGCTGATGATAGCTTTCCCACAATATGCATGGGAAGAATGGCTGGATTTACACGGCCGGCAGGTGCATATAACGCGGCATGGGGCAATAAAGGCTTCCGGCCATCTTTTATTGGAAGGGGAGGCAGGCACCGTGGTAGGGGCAGGCACGGTTTTTTGTGTCCCTGCTGCAGAGGATACACCGGCAATTGAATATGTAACAGATGAAGAGTGCCTGATTGGTGCAGACGGGACAGCAAGAGTGGCGGTTACTGCTGCTGAGGCGGGGCCGGAATCCAATGTGAAAGCAGGCTCCATCTCCATCATGGCAGAGCCTCTGGATGAAATTACAGGCATTACAAACCCGGAACCAATCACAGGGGGTGCCGAAGAAGAAAGTGATGATAATTACTATGACAGGATAGCGGCAGAATATGAAAACAGCATGACTTACCTTGGGAATGACAGTGATTATAAACGTTGGGCGCAGGAGGCAGGCGCCGGGGACTGCATTGTGGATGCGGCAGCAAACGGGCCGGGGACGGTAAAACTGATTTTAGTGGATGCCAACGGTCAGCCTGCCAGTGATACATTGTTAGGGGCAGTATATGATTACATTGTATCTCCGGAAGACAGAAGACACCGGCTCCTGCCGACAGCCTGTGCCAAACTGGAATGTGTGGCTGCCACTACAATAGCTGTCAGCTATACATGCACCGGGCTGGAATATGATGAAACAACAAGCCCGGAACAGATAGAGCTTGAATTTAAGGAGGCACTGAAAGCAGTATATACCACTGCCAAGAGCGAAGGGATGCTCCGGTATAATGATGTGCGGCCGCTGATCAGCGCCATTCCGGGCGTACAGGATTTTGAAACATTTCTGATGGATGGCAGCACATCAAATATCCGTTTTGAAGCAGAGGAATATCCGGAAACCGGTATTTGCGAATTTTCCTAGTGGGAGGGGTGGTGTTTTGGAAAAGTTTGATATCGAGAATTTCCCAACCAGTGAAGCAGCAAAACGCATGATGGCTTCCATTGATGAAAGTTTTTACGAAAAGTCCTATGTGATGAAGTGGATGCAGCAGGTAATGGGGCTGGAATGGGACGATGCCGAAAGGATTATCGGGGAGGAACTGCCAAAACAGTTCTTCCCTGAAACAGCCACTTGGGGATTGAAATACCATGAAATAAAGTGGCAGCTTCCTGTCAGGGAAAATCTGCCTTATGAGGAACGCCGGAAGCTGATTTACCGGAAAAGAGACTTTAAGGCGCCAATGACACCATACCGGATGGAGGAATACCTGGAGAAGGTAACAGGGGCAGAAGCCTTTGTAATGGACTGCCATGATCCGGGCAGGTATGGTTTTGTACCAGGGCACCCTAATATTTTTAAAGCGGCTTTCCGCTGTGAAGGAACTCTTAATACAAAATTAGTCCGGGAAACGCTGGATAAAATCAAACAGTCCCATACAGTTTATGCTAAAATTATGGACTGCATATGGGCTGTAACCGACCAGAGTGGGATTGAAAAAATGCTTCTGCAAAGAATAAGAATGCATACAATAATTTCCTTTTTCGGCACAAGGCTGCTGAATGGCTCCCATTTCCTTGATGGCTCGCATTATCTGGACGCCGAAAGAAGATACCGGTTGATGGCGGGGATATCCTGCCGGGCTGGTTCCATGCAAAACAGGGAACATTTTTATCTACAGACAATGGAAATGAAGGCGGGAATAACTACAGGATGGGAAAACCGTGCAGGGGCTGTTTTCCACTCCGGCATTGGATTTAAGGCTGCAGGGTGCAAAGGCAGTGAGGTGGTAAAAATATGTTTATGTATTAAAGAACCACAAGGAAAAATAGAAAATGCCGCCGTAACAACTAAGACAAAGGATTACCGTTTTTTAAACGGTTCTAAGCTTTTAGATGGTTCTAAGAAACTTAATTCAGTTTATCGAGAGGAGAAACTTTGATGGAAGATGCAAATAAAAATGTAATCATCACAGAGGCAGCACGGGAAAAAATATGTAAAGCGAGGGCCGGGGAAATTAAGCTTCCTAAAATAATTGGCATGGCTTTTGGGGATGGCGGGACAGATTCATCCGGGAACATTATCCCTCCGGCAGATGGGCAGTCAGAGCTTACAAATGAACTGCTGCGAAAGGAAACAGATGGTTATTCTTTTGTGAATAAAACAGCCTGCCGCTATACATGCACCCTTTCTGAAAATGAGCTGGCAAATTCGTATATCAGTGAGCTGGGATTGTATGATGAAGATGGCGACCTGGTCTGTATAAAGACATTTATGAGGAAAGGAAAGGATGATGACCTGGAAATGAATTTTGAGATTGATGATGTATTTTAAAGTGAAAGGGGAGGCAGATGAAAGATTATACTGTTGATAACCCAATATATAGCGGGAATATTAAACTGCTTGAGGCAACAGACACAGACCATGCTGAGAATTTTAATGTGCCCTATAGGCAGTTGTTGAATAATACAGCTGCAAACCATGAGGCCATAGAAAAGTGCGTACAGGGGGAAGGATTAACATTCTTTGTGGATGATGAAGGCATCCTAAATATAACTTATGATGATGGAACAGAGGAAGGAGAGGAGGAAACAGAGAATGGAACGAAGAATTAAAGTAGCTGACAAGGCCACTGTGGATGAATTAATACAGAAGGTAAACGGACTTTCCGGCACTGCAACGTCCTCCAAGGCAGGGCTGATGTCACAGGGAGACAAAGCAAAACTGGACGGAATTGAAACCGGAGCACAAAAAAACGTTGCCGTTACATTACAAAGTCTGGGGGCAGCAGCAGCGAACCATAACCATGACGGTACATATGCGAAGAAAAGCATTTATGATGATACCGTGATAAGTATGGGGAGAAGAAGCAATACAACAGTTGGAGACACAAGTTTTGCTTTTGGTATTAGTGTGGAAGCCGGTGGTGATTATTCCCATGCCGAAGGGTATGCTACCTCAGCCGGAGGTAGATCTTCCCATGCCGAAGGGTATGTTACCTCAGCCAAAGGTGAGTATTCCCATGCCGGTGGTATGTACAGTAAAGCCAGTGGAAGTCATTCTTATGCAGAGGGGTATAATACTGAAGCTAACGGCGAAGGTTCTCATGCAGAGGGATACCAAACTGTTGCAGATGGACACTATTCTCATGTAGAGGGGCAAAGTTCCACAACTACAGGCAGTTCTTCCCATGCTGAGGGTTATAAAGCCGGTGCCGGTGGTAATTATTCCCATGCAGAAGGGCGTGAGAGTAAAGCCATTGGAGCGTACTCACATACTGAAGGGGCTTTTACTGAGTCTAAAGGTGACTGTTGCCATGCGGAAGGATATGCGAGTATAGCTGTTATAAGCACCTCTCATGCCGAAGGAATGGAATCGACTGCCGGTGGGGAAGCTTCTCATTCAGAAGGTGCTCATACCAATGCATCCAATTATGGATCTCATGCCTCCGGAAAATTTAATAAAGACATGGTAAAGGGTGCCTATGGCAGCAATCAGGTAGGTGATGTATTTGTTATAGGAAATGGAACTGCTTCTAATGCCAAATCTAATGCATTACGTGTAACCTATAAAGGTGATGTCCTTGCTACAAAAGCATATGCTTCATCAGGAGCAGATTACGCAGAGTTTATTAAAGAATGG